GAGAAGTGGTCGGTTAATCAAGATAGCCAGGTTCTGCCTATCATATGGCAGGGCAACATGACGATCTCGAACCGTTCCCTTCAGGGCGTTCTTCTCGCCTAATCAGCACCAACAGAAGAAAGGAAAAAACCATGTCTGACTATCAAATCGTTAATCCGATTGTCGGGATGCAGAATATCGCTGACACCTCGACAACTCAAAACCAGCCACTTGGGACTATTGTCGAGGCTGTGGATCGCGCTTCCACTGCGTATGGTGCCGGTGGGTTCGTTTATCTGAAGGGAGTCGCATCGACGGTGCTTGGCTCTTTTGTGACGTACAACGCAGACGACAATTCGACCACGCTTCTGGCAGCTAATGCCATTGGTCCGGTTGGAACCGCAATGTCGATTAATGTTGCCAGTTCATTCGGCTGGTATCAAATCAGCGGCAAGGCGGTAGGTAAGGCCAAAACCGGATATGCTGATGATGGTCTGGTTTATGCGACTTCCACGGCAGGCAGCATTGATGACGCTGTTGTTTCCGGGGATCGCGTAAAACTTGCCATTGGCGCTTCTGCTGTCGATACCCCGTCGAGTGGACTTGCTGAATTTGAAATTCAGCGTCCGTTCATGGATGACGGAACTTCTGCTTAACCTGATTGGGGGCCGGCGTTGTGCTGGCCCCCTCTCACGCCGAGAGGAACGAATTTGGTTGATATGCTCACCCCAGAGACCCACGGTTTTTACGTCGAGTTCGAGTTGCGGGCAGAGGAAGACCGCGGCGCGACAATGAAGACGGGACACCCTGTTTTCCAGGATGTCGAGGTTGCTGTCATTACGATGCCTGGCGGCAACCTGGTAGTTGACAAATTCGTGACACCGGAACTGCTCGACGAGTGGAAGCGCGGGAACACCCGCAAGCCGCCGTCCCCGTTTGCCTTACATGCGTACGATGCCTGGAAGGAGGGCCGCGAGGCACCAGTCAATGGGATTGATCTAAAGAACTGGCCGGGCGTAACGCCCGCTCAGTTGAAAATGTGCCAAGGATGCAACATCCGCACGGTTGAGGATTTGGCGGACGCCAACGCCGATTCGATCCGCAAGATGGGCATGGGTGCAGTTGCGCTGAAGAATAAGGCGACTTCTTATATGGCGTCAGCCGGGACGAACAGAAACAGCGAGGAAGTCGCCGCTCTGAAAGTTGAGATGGAGTCTTTGCGTGACGCCCTGATGTTGAAGGACACACAGATCGAAGGCTTGATGAGCAAGCTGTCGAGCGACGCGGACAAAGCCGAGACGCCCAAGCGGCGCGGCCGTCCACCCAACAGGAAAGCCGCGCAGGCATGACTCTCCTCACCCTTTTGAACTCAGCACAGGACACCATCGGCATCACCCGGTCTGCAACCATCATTTCGTCCTCGTCCGGCAACGTCAGGACGTTGCTGGCCCTGGCGCAGACCGAGGGGCAGGAGTTGCTCGAGCGGTTTGCATGGCCGCAGACGCAGCTTGAGGCGACGCATACCACGCTGGCGGCCGAGCTCCAGGGCGTAATGACAACGATCGCGCCGGGCTTTGGTTACATCATTAACCAGTCGTTCTGGAACCGGACGCTGACGCAGCCTGTGGCGGGCCCCCTGTCCCCGCAGGAATGGCAATCCCTCAAGGCCCGCGTGACGACCGGCCCGTATTCCAGCTATCGGCTACGGGCTGGAAACCTATACGGCTATCCAGCGCCGCCCGTCGGGAATACGTGGGTGTTTGAATACCAGACCGTGAACTTCTGCCAGTCGGCGGCCGGGACGGCGCAGAGCGCATGGGCGGCTGATACCGACGTTGGTATCCTGGACGAAAACCTGATGCAGATGGGTGTTGTCTGGCGCTTCAAGAAAAAGAACGGCCTGGACTACTCGGAGGACTTCCGCGTCTACGAGCAGAAGATCGCAAACGAGACGGCGCGGGTCGGCGGCAAGCGTGTTCTGGATATGCAGGGTTCGGGGAATAGTTTAACGGGGATCTATGTGCCGGAAGGAAGTTGGGCATAAATGATGCTCCAACCGCTTGCCAATAACAGCCGCAAGGGTCCGGTGGCGAAGTCGGTCAGCGTCCCTGCGCCCGTCAGGGGCTGGAACGCGAAGGATTCGCTTGCTGATATGGAAACCGACTGGGCCGTCACGCTCGACAACGTGTTTCCGAATTTAACGGATGTTGAGTTGCGAGGCGGTTCCGCTTCGCACTCGACGGGCAACGGCTCTGGCGCGGTTGAGACGTTGGTGGAATACGCCGGGCCGGCGACGAAGCAGCTAATCGCATGCTCGGGCGGCTCGATCTACAACGCTTCGGCTGCTGGCGCGTCGTCGTCCATCGCGTCGGGCAAGAGCGGGAACCGCTGGCAGACAACGATGTTCGGCACGGCGGGCGGCAATTTTCTGTATATGGTGAACGGTGTAGACGCGCCGATTTATTGGAATGGTTCGGCATTCACCACGCCGACCCTGTCGGGCGTTACCGCTACGAGTATCGTGGATGTTGTCGCGCACAACCGCCGCCTGTTCTTCGCCTTCAACAGCAGCTTGATTATCGGCTATCTGCCGGTCAATTCCATTGCGGGGACAGTCGCTACGTTCGACCTGGGCGGGCTATGCAATAAGGGCGGCAGTATTCAGGCGCTTGCAAGCTGGACTCGTGACGGCGGTTCTGGCCCGGACGACATATTCGTTGCCCTTACGACCGAGGGCGAGGTTATTCTCTATAGCGGCATTGATCCGGGGACCGCGGCGGACTGGCTCCTGGTTGGCGCATCGTTCAGCATTGGCAAGCCGATCGGGCGCCGCTGTGTCGAGAATGTTGGCTCTGAGGTTATCGTAACCACGCAGGACGGCGCCATTCCGCTTTCAACCATGCTCCCGATTGACCGTGTGGGCGCAGCGGGCAAGGCCCTGTCCGACAATATCCAGAACTCATTCATCGCGGCTGCGCGGCTCCACGGTTCGACATTCGGCTGGCAGTCGATCCATTACCCGCAGGGCTCATACGCCCTCTTCAACGTGCCTATAAGCGCCGTTATATCTCACCAGTATGTTGTCAATACCCAAACCGGCGCATGGTGCCGCTTCAAGGGTCAGGACGCCGCCTGCTGGTCGCTCTACAACGGCGACTTATACTATGGCGGCACAACGGGTGGTGTCGTCTACAAGGCCGACACCGGCACGTCTGACAGGGGTTCGAACATTGAATTTACGATCAAACCCGCGTTCAATTATTTCAGCAAGCGTGGTTTCAATAAGTTGTTCAGTCTCTGTCGTCCGCACTTCTCATCGAACGGCGCTCTGAGCGTTGCGATTGATATGAATATTGATTTCGACGACACAGCCCCCACCAGTGTGCCGTCTGCGACATCGCTGGACGCGGGGGTGTGGGACACATCGAGGTGGGACGAGGCGGACTGGTCCGATGAGGCAAACATCGCAGATTGGATCACGGTTTACGGCATTGGCGACTGCGCGACGCCCGTTATTCGCGGCGCTGAGAACTCGCTGACGCTGAAATTCTCCTCATACGATGTGATCTACAGTATTGGGAACGCGCTGTAATGGACATGCGCGCAGCCCTCACGCCGGGGGCGTGGCAATCTCTGGCCGATGAAAACCCAGGCGAGTATTACGACAGAACGCCGTTTATGCGTTCTGTCTGGGAGGGGCGCTTACCAACATGGTTGGGGCAGGCATACGACCAGGATATCAGACCGGCCTTTAATGCACTCCCTGACCCAACGACGATGAGTGGTGCGCTGGCTTACGCCAAGGCACCCTACACAATCGGTAGAGCCATGCTCACGGGTGCCAGCGATACGATTAGGGCCGCGAGGGCTGATCCTACGAACGCCAAAAAAGCGCTTGAGCTTTCGTTGATGACGGCGGGAATAGGCGGTGCCGCATCTCGGGCGTTCGGCGGCCTTAAGGGACTGGTGGGAGGCCCTGTATTGGGTGCGAACGTCTTTCAGGGCGGGCCGCACAAATACGGGCCGGAGGGTGCTGCGAAGTCTCTGGACCACATCAACACGGGCGAGGGCGCACAGGCTTACGGTTGGGGCCGGTATGATGCGGGGAGCCCTGAAGTGGCG